TGTTTCCTTGTCAAATGAAAGAGTTACAGAAACACCATTATCAGACCAGTACTTTTGAGCAGTTGCAGCAAGGGCAATCTTTTCAAATAGTGTTACATCCTTTTCAGATCTTGGATGACCTGACTTAATTGGGAAGTAAACTACTGATGTATTTGCTGACACTACGTCATCTTCAATTGTGTACCCCGCTGCTTTGAACAAATGCATCATTGGATCTGTATTTCCAAATCGAACTGCACGAAGGAAGAAGTTTCCTCCAGGTCCCCAGTGAACTCCAGGAGTTGCACCAGAAAGAATTGAAACTGATCCTGATGGCTTAACTGTTGTTACACGAATTGATTCACGAACACATAGCCATTCTGAATACTGGTGGTCATAGTGACGAATCTTGTTGTATCCTTCATCCATCCACTCACGAACAATTGGCAAACCCTTTTGATCTGCAAATGATGCAATACCTGTTAGTGATGTACCAATACGACGATTGCGTTGCATGATGCCGTTTGTTTGTGGCCAGTGTGTTGGAACAAGTGTAACAGTCTTTCCATAAAGGTATGCGAACTTCAGGGTACGCAGGAAGTCTTCCTTAGATTCATGACGATTCAAGTGCACTTCTACAAGTGTACATAATTCGTATGATTCCAATGGCTGCTCCGCACATGGGTTAAATCCCATCACACGATAATCCTTACCGTCTGGCGCATCCTTTAGTCGTCCATAATTACGAGCAACATCAAGCCAGATAAAACCTGGTTCTCCGTTTTCAGTAATTAAATCTACATAGTCTTCGTACTTTGTTCCTACTTCTGCTGAAATAGAATTATTAGACATCCAAGCCCAACCTGGATTTTCTGGGTCAAATGAGTTACGCTCTGGGAACATCTCTGAGTTCTTTAGGTTCATAAATGTTTCATCCCCTGCAGTACCCAAAGCGAGTGTTGCTGATCTACGGACATTGCCTGATACCACGCAGGTACCAATTAGGTTAACCAAGTCTACGATGGCACGAGAGTCTAGCGTTTCTCCGCCTCTGGAGCCTATTACACGGTCTATCTGGTCGTGTAACTTGATAAGAGGTGCAGGTCCTGAAGCAACGCCTCCAAAGCCCTTAATAGGGGCTCCAAGAGGTCTGATCAAATCATAGTTAAACTTTTGAATGCTCTGGTTTGCTCTAAGGTATGAATTGATAAGAAGTCTGACTGACTCTACCCAGCCTTCACGAGTGTCTGGAATTTCGAACACCTGTTCTGGTTCTGTTGGGGTATAGATTGAGAAATTCTTATCCTGTCCCACTGTATCAAACCCTACACCAATGCCAAGCATCAGTGCATCCATCACCCAAGCAAATAGTGCTCCTGGATCATTCTTGTCAAGATCCTTTGTTGAAACCATTGCACAGTTTTGTAGTGCTGCAGAGTTCTTTTTCTCCATGGTCATAGGAGTTCCAAATGCCCACATGCCTCGTCCTGGTGGTGTCCACTTCAATTCAAACATTCTTTGAAATGCTTCTTGTGCAGACTTCTGAGCCTTGTAGTCATTCCATGGTAGACGATTTTCTTTAGCATGATTCTTCTGTACTGAATACATACCCTCGATTACACGACGACAAACTTCGTGCCATCTTTCTTTAGTTCCATCTTCCTTCATACGAGAATATGTACGAATAAAAGTAATTTCTCCAAGTGAGTTTTCTGCTGCATCTTTAAAACCAAACGGGCTCTCTTGTGCTTTATACTTTTCTACAAAGTCCTCTGGAAGTTTAAAACTAAAAAAATCTGACATAATGCGTATCGTCCTTTCAAAAACGGAATAGTGTTAAGTATAGCAGAGTTTTCGAAAAAGTAAAACTCTACCTAAATATGTTGTTTAGGTTTATTGTTTAGTGGATCCAGTGCTGAGGAACCATTATCTTTTCACCACTTTTTACTAAGTGAGCAGTGTGATGATATGGTGGTGATGGAGGGAAAACAATAATACTTCCTGCTTTTGGCTTTACTGCAAATGTATAATTTGTGTCTTTTTCTGCAAGATCAAAATCTGAAGGAGGTCTTGCTCCTGTTAATATTCCTCCTGGAGAAGCAATTGTAAAAGATATCTCTCCACCTTCGTAGTCATCGTTAAGATACATTACGAAAGAAACCTTAAGTCTTTCATCACCCTCTTGCTGATCAAAGTGTGCGCCCATAAATGTTCCTGGCTGATACTTCTTAATTGGATACTGAGGAAATAACTTTGGCTCATCTGTAATCCCTTGAGCCTTTGCATAATCTCTTGCAACATCGTCAAATGCTTTTTCTAAAGTCTTATAGATATAGTCATTTCCCTCTGAAGGAGCAATTGTCTTGTCGGTTCCATACACGTAGTGCTGACCACTACAAGCCATCCACTCTCCCCACTCATCTTTATTATCATTTTCAATTGCGTCAACAAGTTTCTTTGGGTCTTCAATTACGTTTGTGTAATAATAAACCTTCTCTTCAAGTATTTCTCTATCCATAGTATTTCTCCTTAGTATTTATTATTTTCATACCAACCTCTAACTTTTATAAATCCAACAGTTACATATCTTATTGGACTATTTTTTCCTACAGGTCTTACACCATGCTCATATTCCTCTGTTCCTGGAAAAATAAGCAATGTCTTTGGTGCTGGTCTCAAATCAGATTCTGATTTGTTTTCAAAGAATAATGTTCCATCTTTATAGTCATCATTAATGTACAAGATAGCAGCATATCTTATTGATGGGTCAGTGTGCTGGTCTGTATGAGACTTTAGTTCAACTCCTTCTTGCATTCTTTGCAATGTTCCAAACCCAGCAAGTTCTAGAGATGGATCTGAAAGAGCAATTAAATTACCAAGTCTTCTTTGTAGAGTAACAGTGATTGGCTCATGAACAATGTTCAGGTTCTTGTCTTGCCATCCTTGAGTAATCTCAAACTTGCCTTCAGCAACCAGATTGTCAACGTCGTCTCTTCCAAATTTTTCCATGCAGAATCTAGCAAGATTTTTTGTATATTCTATGCCCCAGTCTGCTTCTGTAGCGTTATTAATTATTTGCCAAATTGTTTCTAACTCTTCATCCGATATAAAGTTTTTAATAGCAAGAACTTGGTCGTGCCAAACCTCTATTTCATAATTAGCATCCACAAATTCTTTCTCTAAGAAAATTTCCATTTTAGTCTCCAACCTTATACTTGTTGCCATTTTTATCTAATTTGTATCCTTGTTTTAATAACTCTTGCCATTCTGCTCTTTCAATTTCTTGCTTTGCCCTTGTCTCTTTCATCTCTGCTGCCCAAGCGTCTCGTACTTCTTGTGGGTAATCAGATTCTTCCCTATCGTCCCAGAAAGATCCTATGGTATATCTTACTCCTCTTTCTATTAAGGAGACTTCGTGCATATTATTAAATCCCCCGTCAAAAACAGCAAGCATTCCTACCTGTGGTTTAATCTCTATGCTTTGATCTGGAAACCTAAGAAGCCCACCTTCAAAATCATCATTAAGATATAAGAATCCAGCGTAGCGACTTCTTGTAAATGCTCCAGAGTTTCCGTGCTCATCCGTGTTATCTGAGTGAATTCTTGCATAGGCTCCTGGCTCCCACTTTTGTGTGTGATACCCAATCTTAGATATAATCTTTGGATCAAGATCGTGAACTGATGCTATTGCCTCTGGCATCATTTTTTCAATGTCTGAAAAGATTGTTGGGATAAGGCCAGCATCTAACACTTCTTGATCGTTGTCTTGTGGAAGGACAGAAGAGTATGACTCATAAAAAGATATTGGCATCCATGAAATCTTTCCATTGTCTGCTTGTGCATCAAGGGCCTGTATCATTTTTTGACAATCTTCTTTACTTATAAAGTTTTCATAAACAACAATATCTTTTGTTATTCTTTTTTTATTATTTAAATTCATTTTATTCTGTTTACCTCTCCTGCACTTTTTCTTGGCGGAATGCCAGCCCAAAAGTTTTTTATAATTTCTGTTTGCATTTCTTGCCACACTTCTTTTCCAAAATCATTTTCTTTGTCAATCCATTCTTGAGAAGCATCTTCGTACTTCATCCAGTACATTCTGGCAATATACTTATTTTCTTTTCTTGGAACCATAACCCCGTGTAGGTAAACTTTGCCATCCTTAGTTAGTATGTCTGGGTGACCTGAAGGAAAAACTAAAACGTCTCCAGCCTCTGGCTTATACATATAAGCATCTTTGCCAACAACAAAATCAATTTCTCCTCCCTCATAATCATCATTAAAGTATGTTAATGCCGTTATTACAAACTTGTTTCCTGGGCTTTTAATTGGCTCTCTTACATAATCAGAGTGGTAGACCAATCCTATGGAGTCTTCAATGTCTGTTCTATATCTTGCAATTGAAGGCCCATTACTAGTCCAAAGTTTACGAGTTGCACCATCGTGATCTTTTACTAATGCTTCCTCATCAAACTCAACATTATGTTTGGCTATATAATCTTTTGTTGCTAAATGAAAATTTTTAAAAACTTCTAAAATTGCAAGTTTTTGTTCTTCTTGTTTTGGGCTTGCAGTTTCTACTTCTTTTTCTATGTAATCCATAGTCATCGTGTGTGGATGATCTTTAAATAAAGGATTAATGTATTGACCAAAAGAAGCCCACTGGGTCCATGGACTAAACAAGCCTTCTTCGTCTTCTTCTTTTAACAAAGATGTTGTTTTAGATATATCTTTAAAAAGATTTTTATATACAAATATATTTGGATATATCTCAATATGCTCTACAGGCTGTGTTGTCATGGTTGTCTTTCTCCTGTGTGCTTTGTTATCTCCCAAAAGAAAGGACAGGTGTATCTAATACCACTTTTAATTTCTGTTACTCCGTGAATATAATTTTTATCCCCTGGGAAAAAATATGCTGCACCCTTTTTAGGCTTAAACTGAATTCCTTGTAATGGGAAATATAGTTCTCCACCTTCATAGTCTTCATTTAAATAAAACAGACTTGAAAGATCGTAGTTTGGAAAATCATTTGGAAGACCTGCATCTGGTCCTTCATGAAGTTCTTTATCTGCATGCGGATTTTGCAACTGTCCTGGTAGCCATCTAACAATTGTAGGTCCTGTAGGTATAACTTCTACCTTGTAAAAATCTTCAACAATCGGCTTTAGTCTTTCAAATAGTCCTGCAACAACTGGGGCTATTTCTGGATTGTTTTTATTTAAAGTAGGATATGTTGCTACTCTGTCTTTCCAATAATTAGAATCATAAACAACAGTTCCATTTTCATTAACGTGGCTTTCTGTTACATCCCAAATTGTTAAAGACTTTGCAGCCTTTTCTAAAAAGTCCATCTCTTCTTGAGTCATAAAATTTTCTAACTCAACAATCATATCTTTGCTATTGCCAAACCACCCAGAAGGTGTCATAGAAGGCTTTCTAACAACAACAGATGCTTCTGATTTATCCATAATTTGATTATATCATAGGGTTTATACCCTATAATTCCCTCTCAATCTCTAGTTGTTTTAAAAACCTTTCTGGATTGAATCTCCAGTTATCTTTTGCAAAAGAAGTGACAATTTTAATGCAGACATTCTCATAGTCTTCCTTGTCTAACTTATCCTTCAAGGAGTGCAATGCTTCAACTGTATCTATATAGTTTTGCCTTACAAATGATGGATCTCCTGCGTGGTTTCTTTTTAAAACCTTTGTATTTATTTTTCCAGATGGCTCATACATAGATACAGTTAAATAGTCTTTTGCAAAGCCAGCATCTTGATACATTTCATATCCTTCGTTAGCCTGCTTTTCATTATCAAAAGATATTATTGATCTAACTGGAGACTCTCCATCTCTTGAGACTGTAATTATATAATGACTAATTTTTCCATCTTTTGCATTTTGAATATAGTTATTTACCATATCATCATGGTTTGGCCTTGTGTCGTTCATTGTGCACCAGTATTATCATTAACGTAAAGTTTTAATGTTTTTGTTTCATGCTGTCCTCGTGTTTTTCCATTTTCATCAACAGCATCTCTATACCAATCAGTCCATTGCCCAGAAGAGTTGAGCACTTGTGCTGCTTCTCCATAGGCAATATTGGACTCTGTTCTAGACCTGTCTTCATCTTTATAATTAACAATTTCTATAGTACTATTATTTAAATTAGTCAAAGATATTGGAATGATTGTTGCTAATGGCGTTCCAGCCTTTATTGTTACTTCTTTATTTGCTGATTTTGCCTTAATCGCTAAAGGAAGCGGATTATCAAAAAAGGAAGTGCTAATTAGATTTGACATTGTCTCAAAATCTTCATTAAAATAGTTTACTGGGTTTATGCTAAGTATGCTTACTTCTTGTTCAGTTTTAAAAACTAACCCAGTGTTAAGGCTAAGAGAAGATTGCCCTCTTCCAGTATAAGACCCTTCTGGTGCAGAAACAATCTTAATGTGGTCTTGTGTTTGGTCATTTATCCCATCCCAGATAAAAGAAATATCCTCTAAGCATGAAAGACTCCATCCAATAACATTTGCTTGTGTTACAGGAAAACATCTATATGCATGATTTTCTGATGTAGCATCCATCCAATCTCTTTTGATAGACATGGGAGAAATTACAAAAGAGTTGCCAGGCATTTTCTCAACTGAGATGTTGATCACTATTCTTTATCCCACTTTGGGTCATACATATCTGGTGTATGATACTTCTTGCTGTAGTCAAGCATAGTAACAATTGAATACTTTGTTCCAGAGTGTACTGGCATTGCTTGATGAGGATACATGAAGTTTGATGGAAAAATGTAAAGATCTCCAGCCTTTGGCTTGATATTCAGACCTTGCA